ATGGTTTTGTATACCACATCGGTTTCTCGCAACACGTTTCCCTTGAAAGCTGCGCGGGACATACGCTTACGCATCTTAGGTTTCTTGGTTGCGCCACGAACCTCATGACCAAGGTTGAATATCTCAGCCCATGTTTTCTTATCTACAACCTTACAGGAGTACATCAGCATAGACCTGTCATCTGGGCTGTCGAGGTTGACGGGGGTATCCCCCATAGCATACTGGGCTAGTTCGTTTAGTCTGCGTTCTAGCTGAAACAGTTCTTGTTCGTACTCTTCTCGAATCTCAGCTAGGGTTGTTTTGTTTATCTTGATACCGTTCTGCTCGATGTGAGCCAGAACATTTGTCATCTCAAGCGACAACTTCAGTGTTGGTATTAGGGTCATTAAATAGTTCCTCAAACGATGAGCCAAAGGCTTTGAGTTGTTCTAATGCTACTTCTTCTGTAGCGATTACATCTGCGATTCCGTATTCTACTATAGTATCCCACGGTATGTCAAAGAATGTTTTACCTTCCTTGAAGTAAGGAGAGATTAGGTCTTTCTCTTTTTGTACGCCACCATACTTCTCAGCAACAGCGGCAAGGCTAAGAGGCCAGCGTCTAGCTTTGGCAAGTATATACTCAGCAACCATCGTGTCATACACATGTCCATCATACTTGAAGTTACACTCGCGTATCCACGATAAGTCGAACTTGATGTTGTGACCTACAACTACATCAGCAAGGTTCAGGGCATCTTGGAATATATTGAAGCCATCCTTGCTAGGTTGCTGGGTGCTGTGGTCAAAGCAAAGGTAGTGTACCTGTTCAATGCCCAGCCACTTGTAGCCCACAGAGACAAGTGTGTTACCGAAGTACGGCAGGGGTGTAGATGAACCATTAGGTTTCTCCTTGTGGGTGGTTTCTACGTCAAACGTCAGAACTCTCATCAGTCTCTTCCTTTGTAAACAATTCATGCGGGATAGCATCCCACTCATCTCTTCTCATGCGAAACTTAATCAACTCGATAGGTATGCAGATTCGTACCCACTTCCTGCCCACAACGGCCCAAACCAAACGTGTACCAGAACGAGGCCATTTGACGTTGTACAAGTCTACCCTGTACAGCTTGGCTGTTGACCACGTTGCTTCTTTTGGTTTGGGTGTTGACATCAGTAGTAAATACCTGTGTGTACATCAATGTGGCTAGTAAACATACCATGCCACCCGTTCAGTTTGTTCTTAGAGATACAGATGTGTCGTGCTGTATTCTCTTCCTCAGATGTCCCTGTCTTACCTATGCCAATAATAACGTCTGCCTCACCAGCCTTACCAGTTCGCGAACCATCTAGCATAGCATAGTCGATGAACTGCCTGTCGTGTGCCTCGAAGCTGGCCTGTGATACTGACCATATCAGAAGTTTGTTACGCTTGGCAATCTCTCTTGCAACCACATAGGTTTCCTTCAAACGCTCATCCCCACGATTGAAATCCCCAGCAACCCTAAACTTGTCAAGCTGGTCACAGAACATAACATCCGGTTCGTTTAGCTGGGCGTACTCGTTCAGTTCTTCCATAGATGTACCTACAGAGTCCATGACAATGAGGTAAGGTGCTATCTCCTCATCGTAGCGTTGCTGTAGTACCTGCTGTTCTTCTATCATCTGCTGTCGTGTACGTTGGAAAAACGATTGGATGATACGTAGTTTAATCTTCTCAGCAGGCTCTTCGTTTGCCCAATAGACTACCTTGTGCTTCTGCCGTATGTAGTTCGCAGCAAGAAAAGAACAGAAGGTTGTTTTACCTACCTCTGGACGAGCAAAGATAATACCAAGGTTACCTCTGTCCATGCCTGACAAATGCTCTGACAGCAAGTCCCAGCCGAATGGGAAGTCAGGGTCACCTGTCTCTTCTTGTACTAGTTGTGTAAAGTCTTTGTCCATTTCACTATACGTTGTTTTATCTGTCATCCGCCCATCTTCAACCATGTCGATAAGCGTCTTGAGTTCGCCAAAATGTTCTGATTCTCCGGTGAAGATAGCAATCGCCTTCTCACCAATCTGTCTTGCCCTATCTCTTACCCAGAAGTTCTTGACTACATCGTGTTCGAGGGCCATCTCCTCTGATATGTTCGTGGATAGGTTGTCTAGTATATTGTATATTTCGTGTACTGCGCTAGATGGCATAGCAGGGTTGCGGTCACTAACCAGTGCTGCTACCTGACTAGGGTGCATATCAACACCATACTCCTTGTGACCATAGGCAATTACATCGAAAATGGTTGCATCTCGTCCCGTGAACATGTCTTTGGTGACAATGTTCTTTACCTTACCGTAAAACTCGTGGTTGAGCATGAAGCCCAACACCTGATGTTCAAGCGTACTTTGCGAGGACTCGCTCTCTTGTTGCATTATCCATGTCCTTTATGTCTTGATTTAAAATCATCATGTTAGTAGGTATAATACCTTGTAATTTTCTTACAATTTCTAGTGCTTTTTGGGTAGCATCCTTATCAAGAGCTACAAACACCTTGTCGTAGTTCTGCAATACTTTGACGTGAGTGTCAAGAAGGTTTGTTCCAAGCAGTGCTACGCCCGAAAAAATATCAGATACACAGCAAGCACTAGCACAATCTTCGACAAGAACAGCGACACGTCCCCTGCCGCAAACGAAAGGATTACCTGACTTTCCATATCTCCACCACTTCGGTTTCTCGTTGGTTAATGTTCGGCCTGCCGCATCGACTACACGCTTGCCGTCTGTGATGAGGTAGACGATTCGATTACGTTGGAAATCAAACCGCAAGTCTACCCGACCATCTAGATAGGCATCGTAAGCATGTACTCGTTTGAGGTAGTCCACTGATTCTTGGCTACGGGTTATCGGAACGAACGTGCTTGGCATTTCAAAAGTAGCACAGTAAGTAACGGTAGTATCACCCTTGTTGTTTCTTTTCAATAACATAGGGTGTGTTGTTACATCCTTGGTTAGCCTGAAGCCTGTACGACCAGAAGCAGTACAGTCAGCATGGAAGCAATGATATAAACGTACGCCACTCTCTTCTCCTACACTAAACGTGTTCTTCTTTCCGCAAGCAGGACAATCCATCCGCATCCGACCATTCGGTTGCAGAGGCAAGTCCATCACAAAGTCTTTAATCCACTTAGCCATGACATATCCATACGACAAACTAAAAACACTGTCAACATGATTTTTTTTGTTGACTGCAAATCCAATACGTGCTAATAACCAGTATACCCTGCAGGGAACCCTACTATATTTACTTATTATATATTACTATGAAGAAAAGAAACCCTATAGCTAAACAGATACGTAACCCTACTTATAGGACACGAGTTGTTCCTAACAAACGAGGCGTGGACGAAACCTACGATTGGGTTGCTGAATGGATGGACGAGGAAGATGGCGAGACCACCGAAAATAGAAGAGAAAACAAAGACTTACAACCTACTGATGACGGTGAGTCAATATGACAAACTTGCAATGTTATCGGAGGAACGACAAAAGACTGAACTAGAACAAGTCAGTGTTGCTGACCTAATACGGGAAGCAATCGACCTGTACATCCACGTAATCGAACAAGAGGAAGAAGATGAAAAGACGGGAACTGAAGGCTGAGATAGTCGAACGAGAGTTTGACGGGAAATGGCAAGTCCTTACGCCAGCCAGTATGGTAAGGCTAGGTGAGACAAGCCGCGAACTTGTTAAGCAGGGTGAAGCTGTTGACCTGACAAAGTGGGTCACAGTTCATGTGACAAATTCTCAACGCCAAGCAAAGAAATGGCTTGACACCAACGCTGGTTATGTGTTAAGACTAAGTACGCCCTATGAGGTTGCATAGACATAGGGTTCCTTTCTGTTGGTTGGGAAGCGGGGTTGTCCTTCGGGATAGCCCCGTTTTCTTTTGGGGTTGACACGTTCGATAGTTTGCTGTATGGGTAATGAAACTGCCAAATAGGAAGGACGGCAAAATGACAATCAAGAGAATACATATTAATCAACACCACATCCGCCACAACAGCAAGACAGGTGACACCAAGCCTGTTGTATCTGTAAAGGCTAACGGTAAGAACTACACAGGACATGGTGTAGAGTTTGCATCTGGACGGGTTGTGTACTCACCGGACAAACCGCTATCGTGTGGTGCTAAAGTGTGGATAGAAACAACAGAGTGGGTCAAGATACTTGACACGCATGGAGAAATAACAGAGGTTTTATTTGCGTGATGGACGGATTAACTTGTTTACGATGCGGTCACTACCATGAGGATTACAACCGCCTAAAGCATTACAGTTATGACAGCGGTGGATTTTGCCGCAACTGTGATTACGACCACATGATTGCAGATTCAGAAAGGGAAGAAGATGAAGATAACGCAGAAGAGTAAAAGAACCCTAGACCTATCGCCCACCGAGGCTAACGCCTTGATGGTGATGATTGAAAGTGATATAGAAACAACCTTTGATTATGGTGGGATTGACCCGATTGCAGATTGGGAACACGCAGACTTGTATGCTTACAAGCTGTTGGCCTATCACAAGTTTAAGCAGTGGTATATGGAGACGCATGATGAGTAACTTGCCAATGTACACCTGCCCTGCCAAACATATTTTTGTTGGCTGTGGCGTACCAATTAGCGCATCGATACGCGAAGAACGTTCGCGGCTTGATGATGTGGAGTGGGAAACAGGGCAACGCCCGAACGAGGATTACTTAAACTACTTGCTAGGTGAACAAGCAAGAGGTATAAGCGAACATAAAACGCAGACAAAGATTGTACGCAATCCTGCATACGATAAGTGGATGGAGAAATATGGCTAAGTTTAAAGTAACTGCCACAATGGACGTGGGCTACGAGCTAATCGTTGAAGCGGCTGATGAGGATACGGCTTGGAATATAGCGAAAGAAACAGATGACATGAACGAATGGGTTCAAGTTGATGATGGACACGATTGGACATTAGAAAATATAAGCGAGGTGACCGATGGGTAGAGTTAAAGACATGGCAATCGAACTTGAAAGTCAGTGGTACGAAAAGGCCGACTACTGGGCTGGCTGTTGTGAGGTGTTCGCTCAGTTTGTACACGAGATGAAACGTTTTCGTAACATGATGACACACTACAGCGACCAAGAATATGACGAGATACTAAACGAAGCATGGCAAGAGAAGTGGAGCAAGTACCAGTGAAAGAGTTTATGCTCGTAATCAGTATGTGGGCAAACACTACATACTATCTCGAAGGGGAGTTCAATGAGGGCTGGGAGTACATAGGCAATCAGATGATATTAGAAATGCCTATGACAAAAACAGAATGTGAAAGAATGGCTGATGACAAACGCTGGACAAGACACAGCAAAAACCAATATTACGCTATGCTTGTTCAGTGTTACCGAAACAGTGACAGAAAGGCTGACAAATGACAAACGCTGACAAACCGATGACAAACGAGCCACGCAATCATCCTACTAAACAGGAGTATTCTTGCAAGTGTGGTGCGAAGGCTGATGTCTGGGATGCGTTCGATACTTACTGCGCTAGTTGTTATTTAGCTAAACAAAAAGACACTTGACAAGACTAAGCTAATCTGATTTTGTTTCTTTACCAACAGAAAAGGAAACAGAACAAATGAGAAAAGCAGATATAAACAAGCCAGCAGTCACCATGTATCCGAACGCTAGGCGGTCGATTGCAGAATTAAAAACTGGTGCGCTTAAGTTATCTAAGAATAACAAGATAGCAGATAAAGGGAAATTACCTGTAGTTAAGAAAGGTAAGTTTAAAGGTTATGTTATCTTTACACTTACGCTAGAAGAACGGGCAACTTGTCCTCGTGAATGTTATCACTGGGATAACTGTTACGGCAATAACATGGCGTTTGCTCATCGTATCGAACACGGGCCAGCACTCGAAGCCAAGCTACGCGAAGAAGTAGAAGAACTGTGTTCTACTTATAAAGGCGTTATCATCCGTCTGCATGTCTTAGGTGATTTTTATTCGGTGCAGTATGTGGAACTGTGGCAGTCTTTGTTGTGTAAATACGATAACCTAGCCGTATGGGGATATACTGGGAACGCAAAAAACAGTCCTATAGGGCTTGCTATTCGTTCGCTTACTAATTTTATAGGCAATCGTTTTGCAGTCCGTTTTAGTAATGACCTTACTTATAAGTTTGCGGCTAATAGTACCGAACGAGCAAAGCCAGTGAAGGGCCGTTCTTTTGTTTGTCCAGAACAGACGGGCGATGTTGCCAACTGTGCAAACTGTGCGCTTTGTTGGTCTGCAGATACTAGGCAAGTTTTGTTTATGACCCACTAATGACAAAAAGGTCACGCCAACTTTTCTTTGGGGATATATCACAAGGGCAGAATTTTGTTTCCTTTATCTGCTACTGGTCTGGATATATCAGGCAATTTTTCGCGAGGCGGGGCGAATTGCCAGCAAAACAAATTGCTTTACTTTCTGGGCGAATTGTGCCTTAGAATCAAAGCAGGGGTTTTACCCTATTTAACCAACCAATAGAAGAAAGGCATTTTTATGCTAGATTTAGTACCAAACAATAGTCGTCTGTCAGATATTCGGGACGGCATCCAGTACGACCATAATAACCCGTTTGACTTGTCCTTGTTTACTGATAGGGCAGTGTTCGAACGTGTACCAATCGAGGCGCAAACATACTGGGAAGACCGGACGCCATATGGCGACGTAATCCAGCAGGTAGTTGAGCCGACCAAGATTGACAATTACCACGCTGTATTGAACAAAGCCACGGGCCAGCTTGTCGATATGCGACCAATCCCTAAATCCTATCAGCTTGTTCCTCATCAGACCATGATGAAGGTACAGGCGGAGCAGTTGGCGGATAGTCCACTGGGCGGACGGCTGCGGGTAGTTGATAGGCTATTTGAAGCAGGCAAAAAGGCGCATCGGACAATCTACTTCGAAGACTTGAAGGCAGACGTTCGGAGCCGTCAGGGTTCAGATAGTGTCGTTCCCCGTCTGGACGTATTCAACAGCATTGATATGTCTTGGGCGTTCCAAGTGTTCAGCGGTGCATATCGTGACTTGTGCCGCAATACGCTAGTATTCGGCGGTGAGAAAGCTTATCACCAGAAGAGAAAACACACTCGCAATCTGGACACTGCAAGTTTGACGGGTAAGGCGGTTTTGTCTCTGGACATGTTCCAAAACCAACGGGAGCAGATGAATTTATGGGCGTCTCTGGGCTTGTCTACTAGGCAGTTTGTTGACGTGTTATCAGAGACAATCTGCAAACGTGAAGCCCGTCATGCTGACACGGAAGAGAAGCCAGTTAATAAAGCTTTGCTAAACTATCTGGGCGACCAGTTCGAGGAAGAAGCAAAGGAACTGGGGGAAACCATGTGGGCAGGCTATAACGCCTTAACTCACTGGTCTACTCATACTCTGGACACGCCACGCAGTAAGTCAACGCAGAAACAACACGACACGCAGCGTAAACGTTCGGATATGGTGCGCGATGTTTTGACTAGTGAAGCTTGGCAGACATTGGAAGGGGTAGCAGCTTAATGGAGGCCCTATACGTTATCTATCGGACAATAACTGTTGTCTTACTGTGTATGATTATCTATGCTGTATTTATCGCCAACTAAACAGAAAGGGAAAAGCGATGAAAACCGAAACACGAAATAAGATTGTTGAGAACATTGGCTTGGCTTGGGTTTATTCCAATCCAAAAGCCCGGACTTATCTTAACGAAGCTTTGCGCGGTTTTGCACAAGACCGGAAAGAGCAGGAAGAGGCGGCTAATCGTTTGCTCGAATATGTCTTTAAAGACGAGAAGCCAGCGAGGGGAAAGCCTGTTGTTGGGGGAACTCGTAGGCTCGACCCTAAGACCAAGCAAGTTTTGAAAGTGCTTGTTACTCGACCTTATCCGGTGACCTTGGACACTATCTTGCGGAATACTGATGTTCGTTCGAAGATGGCCGTTCATAAGCATATTGAGGCAATCCGAAACGCTGGGTATAACGTGCAGACGATTACCACTGGACGTAAGAAGCGCAAATATAAGTTGGGGGCTTAGTCATGGAAGATATGAACGAAAACAAAGGCTGCACTATTACCCTGACTGATACCGAAGCAAAGGCGTTGCACAGCTTGCGTGAAGTACTCCAGCAGGAAATAAAAAACGTCGTTTCGAACGAGCATGAAACTATCACAGAAAGCGATGTTGAAGATATGATAACGAATGAACTCGATAATCAAATCGACGGCTATATTGAAGCTTGGTGTGATAATCATCTGGAAGAACGTATCCAGAATGTGTTCAGGGATAGGTTGACATTATCTGTCGAACTGGTCTAAAACAAACTTATAGGGGGTTGCGCTGTTGCAATCCCCGCCAATCTAGAAAGGTAAACCGATGAAAAAAGAAGCTTTCAACTTTAATGTGAATGAAGAGAATAAAGAAGACTTTGCAGTAATCCCGCATGAAGACCTTATGGCTATTGCACAGCTGGTTAATGTGATTAATAAGCAGATGGCAGTGTTGGAAACTTTGCTAGGCAATGCGGGAATTACCATGTATTCGTTCGAAAAGCATACTAAGACCCTTGCAGATGTGAAGGTTATTAATGATGTCAGCGGGTGATATATTCGACCTGTTACTGTTGGCCCTGATTATTCTGGGCCTGTAATTTTCCTCCCGCGAACCTTGCCCCGCCTATCCGGTGGGGCTTTTTTTATGGGGTTAATCAGAATAATAGTGTAGCCGTTGTATTGCTTGGGTTTATGGGTTGGGGTGTTTGCCCCTTGAGCCATGTTATATTAACCGTAAAGGCCATGCCAGTAGGTTAACTATATGACAAATGACAAAACACGGACGCGGGCGGGTGCGGGTGCGCTATTGTTTGGGGGTGCGGTGCGGTGTTGCTGGGCTAGTTTGTCGGGAAGGTCAACCGCTACGACATCAGCGATGGACAAAAAGATATTTGCCCCTGCACGGGTACGCATGGGCCACTGGGGACCCCCCGCATTTGCTATGCAATCCCGACATATTTTTTGTATTTTGGAGGTTATCGATATGGTCTTCCCGGCAAACGTGTAAGGTAGACCCTGCAGATAACAAAAAAGGGACCCGACTAGGGGTCCCGGCAAACGTGTAAGGTAGCCTTGCAGGGTATATGGGGGTTTACCCGGCGGCTGATAGGCCATTGTAGGGTCGTATATCGCATCCGTCAACCCCAAAAATGCCCTTCACGTAATTTTTTTTATAATATTTAGGAAAAACAGTTGACAGTTCGCCCGATTATTACCATAATGAGGTTGCTGGGGTTGCAAAACGCTGGTTCGCCTCACCTTTTACGCTAGTTCCTTTACGAAACAGGCAGAAACCGAGTGACAGAACGCTACCCAGCACCTAATCAAGGCAAATTCTATGAATTTAGTACAACAAGCTAAGAAAAAGCAGTTGTCTGAGAAGCAAGAAAACTTCTTGACAGCCCTTTTCGAGTCTAACGGCAATTTTAACCAAGCGGCAGAGATTGCGGGGTATGCCCGTGGGTCTGTTACGTGGCTACGCGACACCCTCGCAGAGGAAATCGTCGAACGTACCCGTGCGGTGTTGGCGGGAAACTCCCTCAAGGCTGCAAATAAGATGGTAGAGTTGGTTGACACGCCAGTTATCGAGCGTGGGGACGACCTAAAACTACGTGCAGCAGAAGCGATACTTAATAGAGTTGGCCTTGGTAAGCAAGAAACAATGAATCATAATGTACAGGCAGTCCACGGTGTCGTATTACTGCCACCAAAGAAGGAAGTAGTAATCGATGGCTAGAACAGGTAGAGATGATAGTAAAGCAGTAAAAAGCTCAAAAGAAGGTGGAGAACTTATAGCAGAGTTTAGCAGTGCTGCACGAAAATTGCATCCCGGTTTTGATAAGTTGAGTCAACGAGACAAGAGAGCAATAGTCACGAAGTTAAGTCTCCAGCGGTATTTTCCAGATGACTCTGATTATTCAAACAAGAAAATAAGAAATGATATATTAAGTCGTCTAGGTGTAGCATCTGGTGAATATGACGATTATATGACTACTGACAGAGACAGTGCTGGGAGAGAAAAAACTTTGGGTGAGCAGAAAAAACAGAACCCAGCAGGGTATGCTCAAGGTGGGATGATACACCGTGGAAGACAAGCAGGACTCTCAGCCGAAAAAGCGCGGTAGGCCCAAGAAGGACCCTAACGCACCCAAGGCTCGTTACAACCTATCTCGTGCCGAACGTGCAAGAAGGGCCTTACAAGCTCGTGTTCGCAAGGCTGAGAAAGCAAAAGAAAAACACCAGAAGAAAGCGCAAGACAAAGCCAGCTACGCACGTAAACTAAAGAAAAGTGCGAAGAAGGTAGAAACCGCGCTTAACGGCACAGGTTCGCGGGTAGTAGATGGCAACGATGTTGCTAATCTCCCAGCAACCGTGCAAGAGTTAATTGATGATGCACCAGTTATATTCAAACCTAATGAAGGTCCTCAAGAAGAGTTTCTGTCTGCCCCAGAACAGGACGTACTGTATGGCGGTGCAGCAGGGGGCGGAAAAAGCTTTGCCTTGCTTGCTGACCCTCTCCGGTATTGTCACAATCCTAATCACCGTGGTCTACTTCTCCGCCGGACTCTGGACGAATTAACTGAACTGATTGACAAGGCAAAACAGCTTTACCCAAAAGCGTTTCCCGGTGCAATCTATAGAGAATCCAAATCCACATGGGTCTTCCCCTCTGGGGCAACCATGTGGTTTACTTACCTAGACAGGGACAAAGACGTGACCCGTTTCCAAGGTCAGGCTTTCAACTGGATAGGCGTCGATGAAATAACACAATATCCGAGTAGCTATGTTTGGGATTACCTGCGTTCGCGCCTTCGCTCAACAGACCCCGAATTACAACAGAACTTATGTATGCGCTGTACTGCCAACCCCGGTGGCGTTGGTGGCTGGTGGGTTAAGAAAATGTATATTGACCCGTCGGAACCCAACGAAGCTTTTGCGGCGAGTGACCCGGAGACGGGTAAAGCGTTTCTTTGGCCTGACACACATCCGACCAAGGCAGGCAAGCCACTCTTCTACAGGAAGTTCGTCCCCGCAAGACTGACGGACAATCCGTACTTGATGGCAGACGGGCAGTACGAAGCTATGCTGCGTTCGTTGCCAGATGTTGAACGTCGTAGGTTGCTGGACGGGGATTGGGACGTAGCGGAAGGCGCAGCCTTTCCTGAGTTCTCACGGGCAAGGCATGTGGTCGAACCGTTCGAGATGCCATACAACTGGCCCCGTATACGAGCCGCTGATTATGGTTATGCTTCACCATCTTGTGTCCTGTGGGGTGCAATCGATTGGGACAACAACATCTGGGTTTACCGTGAGCTATATGCCAAGCACTTGACAGCAGAGCAGTTGGCTGATAAAATACTACAAATGGAAGAACTTGACCCTCTTCCCCACTATAACGTGTTAGATGCCTCGTGTTGGAACAAGACAGGATTTGGCCCATCTATCGCAGAAACTATGATGAGGGCAGGGGTACGTTGGACACCATCTGACCGTAACCGACTTCAAGGCAAGATGGAACTGCACAGAAGATTGGCAGATGACCCGTATACCAATGAGCCTCGTTTACGCATCTTCTCGACATGTAAGCACACCACAGCGCAACTGTCGGGAATACCACTGTCGAAAACAAACAGTGAAGATGTAGATACCAAAGCTGAAGACCACGCATATGATGCACTCCGTTATATGGTTATGACTCGCACTTCTGGTTATACATCAATTCACAAAACTTTGCAAGGCATAAAAGAACAGGCGTTCCAACCTTTTGACGGGACATTCGGATACTGATGGCAGACTTAGCTGACAAGATTAAAAACAAAAGCCTTACCGTTGGTGAGGCTCTTGACATTCGCAAAGTACCCGCTGCACTTCGTAATAACATAGAGGCTGCAGGTCTCACTATGGACTCACCGTGGGATTCGATAAAGGATACAGACTTTCTCACTAAGCTAAACGAAGTTGGCTCAGAATCAAACTTTACAACCTTGAATACTATCGAAAACGAACTAAAGGCTGCTGCTTCTGCTGCAGATACACCTTTCCCGTATACTACTGTGTTTGGTGCAGAGGGTAAAGCTAGAAAGGGTTTAGGCTTAGAGAAGGCCAAGCAAGCACGTCGCACAAAAGCCTTCAAAGGTGTGCCAGAGGCCAAGCAATCTCTTAAGGCTCTCACAGAAGGCATTGCTGCTATACCTGATTCCCAAACTCGTGCAGCAGTTGCTTTCAACGCTCTAGTGCCTCTGCGTCCCGGTGAGGTTGCTGGCATCAAGATTGATGATATTGATTTTGAAACAGGTTCTTTCAAGGATGCCTACCGTCGTGTAAACAAGATTCGTAACGAGCTAGACCTGCCAGAGGTTGCTTTAGAAATACTACGTGATGCTGCTAACGTTGCTCGTCAAGAAGGTCGCGACACAGTATTTAACACTACCACTACTAAGATGACAAAAGCCATCAATATCGAAGGTGGTATCGCAGACAGGTTCAAACCGTTTGAAAAAGATATGGGACGGCCTCTTCAAGGTGCATCCGATATTCGTAAGATTATACCGTCTATCATTGCTAACGAATTAGGTTACGGAGAAGAAGCTAGTGTAATCATGGGCCACAAGTCGTTTGACGACACTGTGGACGGAATGAAGTCAATCACCCGCAAGCACTACGCATCCCAAATTATCACAGGCGAAGGAACTACAGCCAAGCAAGCCCTTCGTGCTTTACAGAACATGTACGGTGAAGTTCTTGGCCTGTCCACCCTAAATGAGTTACCAGCGTCTATGGGTGTCCAAGCAAAAGGCTTGACCATCGAAGGCGCACCTAAACTTGCTGTTATCCCAAAGGGTGCAGAGATTGTAGGTACACAAGTTCAAGGGACTTTGACAGATGCCGACCTCGACCTGATTGAAGATGTTCGCGAAGCCCGTAGTCAGGAATTGAAGTTGGCTGCTACAACTGCAGAAAAACAACGCCTCGAACTGGAAGCCCAGATGGGCGAACTGGATGAGGAAGCTGTTCGTGCTAAAGTTCGTAGAGAAGATGAATTAAAGCGTATCCGTGCCGATGAACGTGCTAAACTATCAGGTGAAAACGCAGACCTAATCCCTGAGTCCAACCCAGAAGCACGAGCTAGGTTAGAACAAAAAGGTTTTGATGCGGAAGGTATGGCGGATGCCATTAGTAAGTATTTAGGCAAGGGTGCAAAAGTGGTTGCGGGAGCAGTTGGTCTTGAGACAGCACGTCAACTAATAACAGAGCCAGCAGCATTTGCTAAAGACGTAGTTATAGAAGGAGCAGCACTAGCTGCCAAAGCACCTCTATCCGTTGCAGGTGCATTGCCTATGATTCTTGATTCCAGCCCAGCAGGTGCAGGGAGCGATGTTGTTCCAGACCCAGAATTTACACAAAATATACCTGAACCTTTAACAGACGTAGAACAAGAAGCCATGCGTGATACTGGCTTTATAGATATTGATAGGAGACCCGAAGCCGTTCCTATCAATCAAGACCAAGGCTTCTTATCTAGATAACGGGAGATGAAAATGTCGAATTTAAATTTCGGTGCATCTTACATCATGAACTCAGACAAAACATCCGTAGATGACCAGATGGGTGCAGACCAGCTTTACCGTGAAGGTTTAGAGTTTGACACCAAGACTGCTCAAGGTACTTTGACTGAAGACATGCCAAAAGTTGCAACTAAGGGTGCAGTAGACCCTGCCGTAATGAAAATGGCTGAAGAACGCGATTACTAAGATATGTCAGAAGATAATTTCCTTCAACCTGAAGATGACACCGCCATTAACCTGATTAACCCTGAAGAAACTTTTCCGGGTCTTGCAGGTTATGTGAAAGAGAAGTTCGAAGAGGCTGAGAACGGGCGTTATGCTCACGAGCAACGTTGGTTGCAAGCCTACAAGAACTTTCGTGGTGTGTATGATTCTACAACAGCCTATCGTGATTCGGAACGGTCTAAGGTATTCGTAAGAATTACCAAGACAAAGGTTTTGGCAGCGTATGGTCAGATTGTAGACATCCTTTTTGCTAACAAGAAGTTTCCCCTAGTTGTAGAACATACTCCGGTCCCAGAAGGGATTGCGGAGTTTGCTCACATGGAAACACCCCTCGACCAGATGCAACAGGAAGACCCCTACGGGTTTGCTGGTGACGGACGGGAGATGTTGCCGGGAGCGTTGGGTGCTGAACCATCCAGCAACTTTCTTGGCGGTCTTCAGAAAGAGTATGGCAACCTGCCACTCGCAGAAGGACCTGCAAAGATGGGTGAGGCACAAATTAGCCCCGCACAGATTGCAGCTTTGAATCTGGAAAAGGTTATCCACGACCAGCTTCTTGACACAAACGCAGTAAACGTATTTCGTAATGCTATATTTGAATCGTCTCTTCTTGGCACAGGTATTGTCAAGGGACCTTTCAATTTTTACAAGCGAGTTCACAAGTGGGAACGAAGCGAAGAGGGCGAACGAGAGTACGTCCCTTATGAGAAGGTTGTACCTAGAATTGAAATGGTGTCTGCGTGGGACTTCCACCCTGACCCATCTGCTACAAGCATAGATGACTGTGAATACGTCATAGAACGTCACAGATTTAATCGCCAACAATTACGTTCTTTAATTAAGCGTCCACATTTTATTGCAGAGGCTATCGAAGAATGTTTGGCAAAAGGTCCTAACTACGAGGACAAATACTACGAAGATACTATTCGCGAGGATGAAACCGAACCGTATATATCTGAAAGCCGCTACGAGGTTTTAGAATACTGGGGTGTTCTTGACTCTAAACTTGCAAATGCGGCAGGGTTTGAAGAAGCAGGCATGATGTCTGAGTTCGATGAACTACAGGTAAACATCTGGGTCTGCGGAAACATGATTCTGCGCTGTGTCTTGAACCCATTCACCCCAGCCCGTATTCCGTATCATGTGTTCCCATACGAAGTCAACCCATACCAGCTATGGGGTGTTGGCGTTGCTGAGAACATGGAAGATGCACAGAAGCTGATGAACGGTCACGTTCGGATGGCAATCGATAATCTAGCCTTGGCAGGTAACCTTGTGTTTGACGTGGATGAAGCTAGTCTTGTACCGGGTCAGAACATGGACATTTTCCCCGGCAAGATATTCCGTCGTCAGTCAGGTGTTACAGGCACAGCAATCAACGGCCTGAAGTTTCCTAACACTGCTGGTGAGAACCTGCAGATGTATCAGATTAGTCGACAGTTGGCTGACGAGGAGACAGGTATCCCGTCGATTATGCACGGTCAGACAGGCGTTACGGGTACAGGACGTACAGCAGCAGGCTTATCGATGTTGATGGGGTCTGCAGGGCTGTCTATGAAGACGGTTGTAAAGAACATAGATGATATGTTGCTGAAGCCACTAGGAGAGGCATATTTCCAATGGAACATGCAGTTCAACGACGATGCGCCGGACATAGTAGGCGACTTAGAGATAAAACCAAGGGGTGTTGCGGCTGTTATGCAGAAGGAAGTTCGCAGTCAGCGTCTGACAACCTTGCTGCAAACAGTGTCGAATCCAATGCTGGCTCCGTTCGTCAAGATACCAAACCTGATGAGAGAGTTGGCAATATCACAGGACATTGACCCTGATAGCTTAGTAAATGATGCCAACGAAGCACAACTCTATGCAAAGATGTTACAAGGAATGATGGCAAATGCTCAACAAGCAGCAAGCGCAGAAGCTGGCCCCGGTGGTGAACAGCAAGGAATGGCCCCTGATGGTGGAGTACCTGCAGGAAGTCCGGGAGTCGATGATTCGGGCCGTGGTGACGGCACAATCGGAGTCGGAACTGCGCCAAGTGCAGGGGAAGCTGGCTTTAGTGGAAATGCTCCTCAAACTTAAAGATAGTCACGAGGCGGTGGTGAAGAATGGCGGATAGATTAGATTTACTTGAAATGGAAGATTTTCCTATCATTACGAATCCAGAGGAAGAAGATACATCCTCTGGAGGATTTCGTATAGAGGGTGCTTTTCAGAACTTCTTCACACCAAGAGAAATATCCATACAAGATTACAGTTCTAGGTTTGTGGACTTTACACGAGAAACCCTCGCTAGTACAGGTATCGGTGTTGACCGCCCTATAGATGAAGATGATGATAAAGAGGATGCTGTTGCACCTGAAACAGGAATAGTTCGTGCAGATGGGGGAGATGACCCTGTAGATGATGGTCCTGCTTTTACAGGTGAGATGTCTATAAACATAGATACTGTTGGAACAAGCGCAGGGGGTAACGCAGACGAGATAAACATTTTTGATATGAACACTGTTGGTTTTCAAACTCCCTTTGAATTTAAAGCTACGCAGGAAGCGTATTCAAATGACCGTTCTGGTTTGTTTGGTATGGATAATATAGGAAGAGCCGCCGCTGGTGGTGCGTACCTTTTAGACGCAGGTCTTTTCGGTAGCGCAGTAGCAAGTATTGCAACAGGAACAGAAGTTAAGAATCCTTTTGGTATGACTACTTTTAGACCATCAGGGGGATTTGGAATTATAGCAGATGTGCTTCACAATAGACAATCTCAAGCTCTCATGGAAGTTCAGTCTGCTCATGCTGCTGGTTTAAACCAAAAAGGCTTTGCACTCACAATCGGTTCATCAGGGCTTGTTCGCGCACCGGGCAAGTACGGGTACTTAGGTAACTTAGGTCCTTACTCAAACGAACAGCTTCACCGTATCGAAGCTTTCCAAAAAGGATTTGACCCACGAACTTTCGACCCAAGAAAAGAAACAGGTAAGTATATAGTTGATGAGGGCGGTGTCATAACAGGCGGTATGAGTTTTTATACAGCGAATGGTAGTTTTTATAATGGAGCTACTGGTCAAACTTCTGCACAAGGTAGTCTTAGTGACCTTAACAACCTTGCATCAGCAACGGGTCTTACTGGGGGCCTGACCGGAACAGCACGAACCGCTTTAGATGGTGTTCGCAGTGGTAAGTATGAAAGTCTTCACGATGCTATCAAAGCATTGGGTGGTAATCCTGCAGGAATTAAAACCATGCAGGATGCAATTAAAGCTGGGCTTGTAACTTCAGGTAGAGGAGTAAAACTATCTGGCGGCAAGCTTCCGGGTGGTACAACGATTGCACAGAAGATAGTGGAGCAAGAAACTGGAAGAACAAAAGATATCAACGAACTTAAGAAAACTGCAAAAGAAAAGTATAATATTGTAGGCATAACAAGTGCCAAAGCTCTTGAATCTCAGATTGCTGCTAGGCAAACCGAAATGGATGTAGCTGCGGCTAGATATGGCTTTGACGTAGGCAGTAGAACTTATAGTCAAGTAATGGACAAAGCTAAAGCTGAACAGCAGGCGATAGATTTAGCAAAAAAGGCAGCAGAAGAAGCCGCTGCACAAAATCGAACACTACAGTTTGGTTATCAAGATTCGAACGACAGTGGCGGGGGTACAGTATCAACTCCTACCGGAGGCGGGAACTTTGTTTCAGAATCGTTTGAAGATTATCAATCAAGAGACTATCACGATTTTGCAACAGGTGGTTTTGTTGGTATGGCTATAGGTGGTCGGATGGCAGGCGGTATGTCTTCGGGTTTTGTTGACCGCCCACCAAGTCAGGTGTCTGAAGAACAGACTGTTGCAGACAACGTAGAGACGAAAATGCCAGAGGGTGCGTTCGTCATCAATGCTGCCGCAGTAGAGTTCGCGGGTGAAGAAGACATCAAGAAAATGCTGAACGATGCACAAAAAGAAGCAGTTAGACGCGGTATTACTATTGACAATTCAGAAAACTCCGCTAAACTTATAGATGTAGCCATCTCTCGCGGTGAAGTAACGGTTGCACCGTACCTCGCTAAAATCATAGGTTACGACAGACTCAACAAAATCAATAATCGTGGTAAGCCAGAAACCAAGGAGCGTCTGCAAGAAGCAGCGCAGGGTGGGTTTCTTGGGTTAGCCAACGGCGGTACAGCAGAAGACCCACTAGGTTTAAGCGTTGAAGATATATTTGACCAGCCAGAAGACCCCGCAGAATACGAAGACCGCATAATTCTGGATGAAGTTAAACGTAAGATGGATGCTCTAGTAAAAGAGTACGAAGATAAGGGCGTAGATATACGTAGTATTTATGACAGAAACGACCCTCTCACAGAGGGCGTAGGCGGATATACTCAAAAGTCAGCAGAGCAAACAGCTTTTGAAAAAGATATATCACCTTATGCTGTAGGCCCATTCTTTTCTATGGATGATGCTTACGGATTAGGGCCGCTTGTAAATGTTCCTAAAACACCTAGTTTAGAAAATTTGATAATAATGGCAGAAGAGTTTGCTCATCAAGGCGCAAATAAAAGACGTGCAAAACAAGAACAGGAAGGTATGAGCGAACAAGAATCTAATTACGCTGAAGAAATACGAGCAAAAAGAATAGCGTTCGAAACAGTTCGAGGACTTTTACCACAAGCACAACGCGGTCATCAGTTTAGTTTAGACAGCTATGGTGAAAGCTTTCTAAATTACATAGACGAAACAACCAGTGTTGTTTACAGAAACCGTGTAATGCTCGATTTAATTAGGAAGTATCCAGAACTAGAAGAAACATACAAGCGCACTTTTGGAAGAGGCAAAGGTCTGAAGGAACTTGAAGAAAAAGTAGCGAGAGAAGAAGAAAACGTTCGTATTAGTCGACAACGACAGCAAAAAGCAAGCGGTGGATTTATCGGCATGGCAGAGGGGGGCGTAGCTACCCCAACTCGTAGACCAAAAAGAGAGCAGCTTGCTGACATCGAACTTAGAGCAGACCTAGAAACATTTATACAAGGGGATGCTCTGGCTAGGTTGGGGTATGAGTTATACGAACGGGGGCATGTACGTTTTAACACTGCAGTAGACACTGAAGATTATGGTGTTAGAACTAGATTTAAAGGTGCATATTTTCCTCCCGGTAGCGTTAGAACAGACAAAAGAGGTGTAATACCTATACGCGACATAGCTAACATGAGAACTGGAAGAGTTTTAGAAGAGCAGGGAATTGCTTCTAGTCAACTGAAACCAGATGCAGGCAGAGTAATTTTAGCTGGTAATATGTTTGACGCTCCTAGAAAGAAGGGCAGTGACACTCTATATGATGCTTCAGAAACCACCATTGACATGATTACCGTAGCACATGAATTTAGACACGCTGCATTGGATTACCTATCAAAAACATATGATTTAGGATTGCCTACTCTTAAACAAGAAGAACGCATAATGGATTATGCAGATAATCAAGCAATAGAAAAAGCAGGTAAAGTTAATCCTAAATTAAAAGAAAGATATTTTAGTAATCCAGATTACAAAGTAATGAGCGAAAGAGGAAAATCCGCTGGAGATTCTGCGTATCTTCGCAAACAATACGAACAATACACAGGGCTTGCAGAAGAAATACTAGAGGCGATGGACATACCCCCTCAAAGCCCTGCTATAGAAAAAGAAGGATTTTTGACCAGAACATACAAATCTTTGGTCAACTAATTTGTCAGCTACCCGCACAGCGGCCCTGACGTAACCGAAGCGGCTACCTACACGCCAAGTAGCCCCGCATCACGAGGTAAAACAAATGGCAAAAGCAAAAGGCCACAGAGCCAATAAAGCAAACGACTCTTTCGGAGTTACTAACAACAAAGAACTGTATCGTGGAAAGTATCGCGA